CGTACCCGAGACCAACGGCAAGACGACCCTGTGTGCGGGATTGGCGCTGTACTTCTGCGAGTTCTCTCCGCAACCGATTGAGATCCCGGTGGCGGCGAGCTCTCGCGAGCAGGCCCAGATCCTGTACCACCAGGCCGAAGCCTTTATCCTCAATTCCCCCACGCTGCATGACCCGGTGACGTCCGCCATCCAAAAGATCCGGGGGAAATTGAAGCTGGTCGTGCCGCGGTTCCGAGCTCTGCATGGCCTGCGCCGGGTGGAACACTGCAGCGGCAGTCGGATCCAGGTCCAGGCAGCCGATGACCGGACGGGGGATGGGGTCATCTTCCGGCTGGCGTTCATCGACGAGTTGCATCGGCATCGAAACCTGGATTTGCAGCGGACCTGGGTGGGGAAGATTGGCAAGATCCAGGGGGCTCAGGTGGTCGTCATCTCGACGGCGGGGGAACCTGGGGGCGAGTTTGAACTGGCTCGCGAGCGGATACGACAGACGGCGACCACGCTGGAGCGTAAGGACTGCTTTGTCCGAGCGGAATCGCCAGAGGTCGTGCTGCACGAGTGGGCGGTCCCTGAGAACGGGGATGTGGAAGACCTGGCCCTGGTTAAGAAGGCCAACCCCTTCAGCCGGATCACGGTGAAGACCCTGGCCTCCAAGCGGCGGCAGCCGACCTGGACGTTGGAGCACTGGCGGCGGTTCACCTGTAACCTGCCCACCCGTTCAGGGCGGGCGGCCATCCAGGAGATGGAATGGGAAGCGGCCCGGTCGGCGGAGAAGATCCCGCCCGGGGTGCCCATCTGGGTCGGGCTGGATCTGGCCTACCAGTGGGACACCACGGCCGCCGTGCCGCTCTGGTGGAAGGACAAGGAATTTCGGCTGCTGGGGCCAGCCGAAGTCCTGGTCCCTCCTCGAGACGGGACGTCGATGCGGCCCCATCTCATCCAGGAGGCCCTGTCGCGGTTGTGGCAACGCAACCCGATCCACACCGTGGTCATGGACTCCAGCAAGGGCGAAGAGATGGCGGTCTGGATCGCCTCCGAACTGGGGGCCAGGGTGCTCAAGCACAGCCAGTCCAATGCGCAGCAGGCGGATGACTACGAGCGGTTCATGGAGGGCCTGCGGACGGGCTCGTTGCATCACTCGGGCGATCAGGCGCTAACCGACCATGCCATGAACGCCGTGGTGCGGCTGCTGCCGGCGTCGGGGGCAAAGTTCGAGCGCTCGGTGGCCGGCCGGATGAACGAAGGCCAGACCCTTCGAGTCATTGACGCGCTGGTCGCCGCCGCCATGGTGCATAGCACGGCGGTGGAGGAACTTGGCAACGACTATCCGCTCCTGGAGAGTGTCTATTGAAATGGGGCTTGTGGGGCCAGGCGGAGACGCCAGCCCAGACGGACGAGGCCAGACAGGCCGCCTACGCTGAGCGGAGCCGTGCTATAGGCGACGGACGGGCGTTCACGACCCCTGAGCCGCCCGGGTTCTTCCGACGCCTGCAAGGGGCCTTCAGGCCCGAACAGCGCACCATCACGTCCCTGCCCTGGAATACCGGCGGGTCGCTGCCGCCGACGGTCTCCCAGCCCAGCGTGGACAACGCCCTGGCGCTGGGCGCCGTCTACGCCGCCGTCAGCCTGCTGGCCCGGACGGTGGCCGGGATGCCACTCCATGCCTATCGTGACGTCGACGGCCGGAAGACCAAGTTGGCCCAGTTGCCCCAGCTGTTCGACGAGCCGTCGGTGCAGGGCGACCTGTTCGACTGGCTGCACCGCTGCATTACCAGCCTGGGGATGTGGGGCAACGCCTACGGACTGATCACGAACCGCGATGGGTACGGCTACCCGACCGGCGTGGAGTGGCTGTCGCCGGAGCACATGACGGTGGTGGACTTCGCCTTCACCGGGCCGGGCTCGTTTCTGCAGCCCATCTGGCGCTGGCGCGGCCGGGTGATTCCGAAGGAAGACCTGGTCCACATCCCGTGGTTCACGCTCCCCTGGCGGGTGCGGGGCCTGTCGCCGCTGGCGGCCTACGCCTCGACCATCAGTACCGGCCTGGGTGCCCAGAAGTTCTCGTCGGACTGGTTCGATGCCGGCGGCGTGGCGGTGGGCACGTTCAAGAACGCCGCCAAGACGGTGGCGCGCGAGGAATCCGACGAGGTGAAGCAGCGGTTGGTGAATGCGATCCGCTCCCACCAGCCCATCGTTTACGGCATGGACTGGGACTACCAGCCGGTGGCGATCAACCCCCAGGAAGCGCAGTTCATCGAGACCATGAAGTTGACCGCGACCCAGGTGGCGGTCATCTATGGCGTCCCGCCTGAGCGCGTCGGCGGCGAGAAGGGCGGCTCCATGACGTACGCCAACACCGAGCAGGAATCGATCGATTTCGTGCAGTTCTCCGTCCTGAACTATGTCCGCAAACTCGAGTCAGCCTTCTTCAAACTCCTGCCAGCTCGCCAATATGTGCGGTTTAACCTCGATTCCCTCATTCGGACGGATCTGAAGACGCGACACCAGGTCTACAAGCTCGACCGCGAGATGGGCTTCCACAACATCGACGAGTTGCGCGATCTCGAGGACCTGCCGCCGCTGCCGAACGGGGAAGGCGAGACCTACGCGCCATTGCTGCCGACTGGACTGGCACCGCTGGAGTCTGAGCCAGACGCCGTCCCCAGCCCCAGCGATCTTCCCGACGTCGTGAATCTGCCGCTGCGCTTGCCCTATGACGACACCACGCTGGACGGCGGCCGAGGCCGAGTGAATTCAGGAGGTCAGGACGAAAATGGCTGACACGCAGCCCTATGGCGATGTGTCCTACGCGGATCCGGGCTACCAGAAGGACAAGGTCAAGCGCTATCCGCTGGACACTAAGGCCCACGTCACGGCCGCCTGGTCATACATCAACATGCCCAAGAACGCCTCGCAGTATTCGAGCGCCAACCTGGCCAGCGTCAAGTCCAAGATTCGCGCCGCAGCCAAACGGTTCGGCATCACCATCGCCGATGCTGGCCGAACACTGGAGGAACAGATGACCACGGAAGTCGAGCGTCGGTACACCGAGTTGCCGGTGGAAGTCCGGACGAATGGCGAGCGGCGCTCCATCGGTGGCTACGCCGCCAAGTTCGGCAGGTTCTCGCAGAATCTGGGGGGCTACGTCGAGCGCATCGATCCAAACTTTTTCAACAAGAGCAAGGGTGATGGCTACCCCGATGTCGTAGCCCGCTACAACCACCGCGACGATTTCCTGCTCGGCTCGACCCAGGGTCGAACCCTGCGGCTGCAGGTGGATGCCCAGGGCTTGAGCTACGAAGTGGACCCCCCCCAGAGCCGCGCCGATGTGCTGGAGCTCGTCCAGCGCGGCGACGTCAGCAAGTCCTCATTCGCCTTCGACAAGGCCGAGTCGGAATGGGCGCTGACGGATCAGGGCTTCCCGATGCGGACCCTGATGACGGGGCGCCTGATCGACGTGGCGCCCTGCCACGCCGGCATCGCCGCCTATCCCGACACGACCGTGGGGCTGCGCTCGCTGGCCGAGCACTTCTCGGCAGACCTCGAGGAAGTGCGCACCCTGGCGGCACAGAACGAGTTGCGTCGGTTCTTTGTTCGCACCGATGGCGGTGCGCCAGCCACCAAACGGATGCTGGGCGCGGCGGCGCTGATCGCCCTCAAGAGCCGCCCCGACCCATTGGAAGGCTTGGACTAGCGCCACTCTTCCCGCCCCTCCTGGCAGGCCGACAGCCACCGGGACTGGACGGGCTTTCTTTCGTTCATTGCGAGGCAGAGCGCCACTCACCTTGCTCGTCGTGTCACTGGGGCAGCGTGCCACGCACCCCGAACTGTTGGATTTCACAAGCAAGGAGAAGCCTCGCAATGAACGACATCATCAAGCGCCTCAACGACAGGCGCCTCAACCTCCTGACGGAGGCCCGCACGTTGGCCGATCAGTCGGCCGAAGAGAACCGGCAATTCTCGCCCGAGGAGCAGGGCCGCTGGGACGGTCTCAACGCCGAGATCGATTCCATCGACAAGCGGATGCGCGGGATGGCGGAGCAGGAGAAGCGGAGCAAGGAAACCGCCGACCTGTTCAATCGGCTGGATGGCCAGTCCAGCACCAGCGGCGCGCCGGACAGGGAGTCGCCCCAGGCGGCCGAGTTGCGATCCTGGATGCTAGGCGGCGGTCGGGGTAATGCCAAGGATGGGACCAACGGGTTCGTCTACAACCCAACAGGCAGAGCCAAAGCCTTCATGAGCCCCGAAGAGCAGCGTGTGCTGAGCAAGCTCACCGCTGGGGCTGGCGGCAACCTGGTTCCCGTCAGCTTCTACGACCGGCTGATGGCCCACCTGGTGGAGGTGTCGGGCATCCTCCAAGCTGGCCCGACCATCATCAACCCCGACTCTGGACAGAGCATCCAGGTTCACACGACGACCACTCACCCGG